CCTTAAGTATTACAGGCTCACACGTAAGTGGGCTTGTAAGACTTACGGGATATTAGACGCAGACTTAGAACTTTTATTTTATTTAGATTGTGAAGGAAGATTCACACGAAAAGATTTCATGGACGGAGCATATACATTTTCTTGGGATAAAGCCAGATGGGACAGGCTTAGACAAGATGGTTGGATAGATGTGTGGAGACATAGAAATCGTACTACTATAAAGTATAGTGTGTATAAAACATCTTACAGATGTAAACAATTAATAAATAGAATATACCGTATATTACTAGGCGAAGAAGATATGCCTACATCAGAAAGAAGTGTATTCTATAATAACAAATCATATACAGATAAAGTTTATAATAAAGCTATAGATGATATGATTAAAGACAAAAATAGATAATGCCTGGATCAGAAAGACAAAATAACATGTTTGAAGCCTCACCTGTAAAAGCTTATGTACAGGACGGTCACCCTTATAGCGTAACTAGCTGTGGGCGTAGAAGAAATGATGGCTCACCTATATTTAAAAAAAGCAATGAGCCTAGAAGAACTACAAAAGGTAAAGGCCGTAATTTTCGTACTGTAAAAGAAGGTGCTGGTATGACAGCTAAAGGTGTTAGAGAATATAGACGTAAAAATCCTGGTAGTAAATTAAAAACTGCTGTAACAGGTAAAGTAAAACCTGGTAGTAAAGCTGCTAAACGTAGAAAGTCATTTTGCGCAAGATCAAAGAACTGGAAAAGCGAAAGAGGTTTAGCTGCTAGACGCAGGTGGAAATGTTAAAATAAAAACAATGAGTAAAGCAAAATTAAAAAGCATATCTAGTAAACTAAAAAAAGCTAGTAAAGCTCACGCTAATCAATCACAACAATTAGATAAAGTAATATCAACTATGAAAGTAAAAAAATCACCTGCATTAGTAAAACTAAGCGCTAGTTGCAAAGCTGCTGCTAGAAGAAAATTTAAAGTATATCCATCTGCATACGCAAATATGTGGGCTGCTAGAACGCAGAGAAAAGGTAAGTGTTAAATGTATAGTCAAGGTAATAATCCATTTAAGAAAAAGATGGGTGATTTTAAACACTCAGATGCTCCAGATGCTAAAGGTAAGTTTAAAAGCTTGTCAGCATCAGGTTTGGCTAGTTGGATGATTAAGACTCGTAAAGGTAACTTGTCTAGAATTATTAGCAGTTTAAATCAACAAGTTGTTTTTAATAGAGGTAAAAACCCAAGCTACGCACGTAAAATGAAAACAACGATGAATATAGTTAGAAAACGTTTAGGTAAAAAGAAATGAGTAAAGCGTACAGAGGTGTATTAAAAGCGCGTATATCAAAGTTGTACGGTGGAGATGTAACAGTAACAAAAGCTAGAAAGCTAAAAGCTAGAAAAGGTGCTACTAATAGAGACAAGCAATTAGCTAATTGGTTTATTAACATGCATACAGCTAAAAAGAAAAAATAATGTTTAAAGATTTTAATATAAGTCCGTTTAAAAAAATGAAGCCACCATCTGACAGTGGTTATACTACTCGTACAGAAATAAACGAACTTAAAAAAATACCTTTAAAAAAAGACTTTGTAAAGAAGTTTGATAATATAGAAACTGCTTTTGCTAAAACTGCTAAAGATAATAACGTAGAAGATTACGATAAAAGTATTGCTGCTAAGTTAATAAAAGAGTCTGCACCTGTAATCTTAGAATTAAAGAAACACCATAACAGACCAAGACCTAAAGACTTAGACAAAAAACTACCTAACTATGAAATGGCCTCTATGAAGACTAAATCATATCCTTCTGGCCACTCTGTTCAAGGTACGTTAATAGCTAAAGTCTTAGGCGATAAATATCCTAAAGCAAAATCAGCTTTTGCTAAAACAGGAGAAAATATATCTTATAGTCGTAGAGTTGCCCGTGCTCACTATAAGTCAGACAGTAAGATGGGCGAGAAACTAGGTAACTCAATGTATAAACATATAAAAAACAAAATTTAAAATGAAAAAAGGACCTGCTAAACTAAAAAAGTCTGCAACAAAATTAAAAAAGGCTCCAACAAAATTAAAAAAAGCACCTGCAAAATTTAATGATAAATTAAGAAAAGCAAAAGCTAAAGGTAAATTACCTAAAGAATTTGCTGCTGTAGTTAAGCTTAAAAAATCTGCATTAGAGATGAAAAAGTCTGCAATGACTTTGAAAAAAGAGTCAACAATGAAACTTAAAAAATCTGCAGCAATGATGAAAAAGTCTATGGCTACATTAAAAAAAGCTGCTGCATTAAAACTAAAGTACAAAAAATAAATGTACGTACAAAAACGTAATCCTTTAAAAAAAGTTAAACGCACAAAAGCTAAAGGTGGTGGTACTACTAAAGTATGCCTGCCTAAAGCTAAAATTGCTAGTATGAGTCAAGCTGAAAGGCAAAAAGTAATACGTGCTAAAAGGGCTGCGGGTAAAGCTGGTAAATATAAAAGATCAAGCAAGAGTAATGTAACTGGTACTAGTAGTGGTGGTAGTTTAAAAACTTGGGTTAAACAAGACTGGAGACAAGTTGGTAATCCGTCTAAAAAATGTGGTGAAGCATAATGTCGTTTAAATTAGGCAAAACAAAGCAGCCATTAGCTAATAATGGTGTTATCAATAAAAAACTAAGTTTTAAATCAGACGATGCTTCTATACCTGGTAATCCTGTTGTAAGAAAAAATTTAGAAGAAGGTATACTTGGCGAAGCTAATATGGATGGTAGTATATATATTAGTGACAAAGTAATTCCTGGAAGTAAAGAAGAAAAACAAATTTTGTTACACGAAATGAGACATGCTACAGATATGAAGTTAGGCAAATTGTCTTATAGTGATAATCATGTTTATTATGATGGTGTAACATATCCAAGAGAAACAATTAACGGTAGAGATATGATTAAAGTTGATGGCAAGTGGAAAGAAGCTGGTGATGATTTTCCTTGGGAAAGAACAGCAAATATATGAGTTTAATAGCATACATAGATAAAGTACCATTATTTAGCACTATAGAAGAGGCAGAGGCTTGGGCTAGTCAATACAATTTAACTGGTTATCACGAGCACGAAGTGTTAGGTCAAGTTGGCTATATGGGTGGTGAAAAACATATTGATATAGTAGCCGCGATGATAAATGGTCCTGTAAGAACTTCTGCTGGTGTGACTATACAAACAACTTCTGTTTCTACTTCTGGCTCTGTTTCTGGTAGTGGAGGTGGTGGCGGATATTAAAAAATAAATTATGAGTGTATTAGGTAAAATATTTTCAGCGGGAGCTGGTGAGTTAGTAAAAAACGTAGGTGGTGTGTTAGATAATCTAACTACAACTAAAGAAGAAAAACTAGCTGCAGAAGCTAAAATAAAAGGTTTAATTATGGGTTACGAAGCTGAGATGCAAAAACAAGTAACCGAAAGATGGAGGCTAGACATGAACTCAGACTCGTGGCTAAGTAAAAATATAAGACCGTTAGTATTAATATTTTTAGTAGTATGCACAATGTTACTTATATTTATAGACGCGGGTAAAATAAATTTTAACGTAAAAGACTCATATGTAGATCTTTTACAATTAGTATTAATAACTGTGATCGGTGCTTACTTTGGTGGTCGATCGCTAGAAAAAGTAAAAAAATAAACATGAATTCAAATTATTTTAACATAACGGTAAAACCTAATATAACAGGCGCTAATGCTGTAACAGCTTTTGCTGATGAAGACTTAATATTTGATTGGACTGAGTTTTCTGTGCCAAAAGGTGGTGCTAGATTAATAGGTGTAACAACTATTATGAGAGGGACAAATGGATCGCGACAAGAGCACGCGCTAGACTTGTATTTTGCAAAAGCTGAACAAGGAGATTCAGCACCTGGTACTTTGGGTACTGTTAACTCTTCTACTGGAGGTCAAGGTTATTTTAACAACTTGTTAGGCTGTTTAAACGTACCGGTAACAGACTTTAGAGATGGTTTAGATTATATGGCTGTTGCACACACAAACGCAGTTGCTACAGGCGCTGGCTTTGTAATGGATGACGTTACTAATCGCGCTGGTTATACTGGTTTTAACAAATACTATTTAGGAGTAGTTTCTAAAGGAACGCCTGATTTTGGAACTGGTGTTTTATGTGACGATGCTATCAGCGTTAATGACACTAGTATTGTTGTAAAAACAGTTGATGCTAGAAAAGTGTTTGACGTAGGCGATGTATTAGTAGATAATGGTAATGCAGCAATAGGCACAATTAAATCAATTGGCTCTGCAACTGCAATAACTTTAGAAAGCGGGGCTGCTGAAGCAGTAGCTAGCGACGATGAAATTGTAAATAAAAATCCTGTTACTTTTATATTACATTTCGAGAAATAAATAAATAAATTAAATTAACTTAAATTAAATAAAATGGCAAAAAACGAAAAAGCAACAAGTATAACAGCTGAAGAATTAAAAAATCTTCAAGAATTAATAAACACTGTAAATAGAGCTCAATTAGAGCTAGGTGGATTAGAAAGTAGAAAACACTCTTTAGCTCATCAAGTATTAGCCCTGCAAGGTCAAGTAGCAGAAATGCAAAAAGGCTTTGAAGAAACTTACGGTAAAATAGATATTAATATTACTGACGGTACTATATCTTACAGAGAAGATGAGCAAGCTGATAAGGAAGATTAGTATAGGTAAAGATTATAAAAATGACGCCATGCACTATGCCGTAGGGCAAGAAGTGTATGGTGGTCATACTATATGTGACATACTAGAAGAAGAAAATAAGTATAGTGTTTATATTAGAAAAGGCAAAGATGTTTTACCTTGGAAAGATTTTAATAAAAACATGGCTGTATCTGTAGAATATAATTTACAGTATTAATGAAAGCGGTTTACAACTTTGTTGTACAACCTGTAAAATCAAGATACAACAATACAAAAGATATAGACGGTAAAGAGTTAATACTAAATACTGAAATATTTAATCATCAATACGTTAGCAGAGAAGCTATAGTAAAAGCAATACCAACTGTAGGTGAAACAGACATTAAAGTTGGTGATACTGTAATTGTTCATCATAATGTTTTTAGAAGATGGCATAACCAACACGGTATAGAAAAAAACAGTAGAGCTTATATTGATGAAGAAAATTATTTAGTGCAACCAGATCAAATATTTTTACACAAACCAAAAGCTATATTTAGTTATCACAATAGAAAGTGGCAAGCAATGAAAGGCTATTGTTTTGTAACACCAATAAAATCTACAGATAAATTAAATACTAATAAAGAAGAACCTTTAATGGGTGTTGTTAAATACACAGACGGTACGGTTAATGAAGGTGATTTAATAGGATTTAGACCAAGCTCAGAATATGAGTTTGTTGTAGATGGACAAAGGTTATATAGACTACTATCACAATTTATTACAATTAAATATGAATATCAAGGAGACGAAGAAGAATATAATCCAGGCTGGGCAGAGGGCAGTTGATGAATTAATTAAAGTTGCTAAAGAGCCTATTGTAGACTCAGACGATGATATATCAGCTGATAGGTTAAAAAATGCTGCAGCTACAAAAAAGCTAGCTATATTCGATGCTTTTGAAATATTAAATAGAATCCAAGAAGAAGAAAATTTATTAGAAGGTAAAGAACCTGAAGATAAACAAAAAGCGTTTAGAGGATTTGCTGAAGGTAGATCAAAATAATGTACGAACAAAACTTAGTTAAAATAGTTGAGCCAGTTAAGATTAATACAATTAAAAGGCTTAATAAAAAAAATAAATGGGAATATGGATATAATAAAGAACACGATATTGTCGTTATATCAAAAACTGGTAAAATCGGTGAAATACTTGAGATACAAAATTTGCGAATTGCATTGCCACAACAACCAGTGCAAGTGTTCTCTAATGAAGTAAAAAAGTGGCAACAATTTGAATATCCAAAAGAACTAAGTAGACTTAAAAATATATTTGACTGGAGAGCGTATCCTGAAGAAAAAAAGGCGCAGTGGTACGATTATATAGATGAAGAGTTTAAAAGAAGAGAAGAAGGTTTCTGGTTTAACAACAATGGCACGCCAACATATATAACAGGTACACATTATATGTATCTGCAATGGAGTAAAATAGATGTAGGCGCGCCAGACTTCAGAGAAGCAAACAGATTATTTTATATATTTTGGGAAGCTTGTAAAGCAGACAAAAGATGTTATGGTATGTGTTACCTTAAAAACAGACGATCTGGCTTTTCTTTTATGTCTTCAGCTGAAACAGTTAACCAAGCTACTTTAGCAAGTGATAGTAGATTTGGTATATTATCTAAAACAGGTGCAGATGCTAAAAAAATGTTTACAGACAAAGTTGTGCCAATATCAGTTAACTACCCGTTCTTTTTTAAACCGATTCAAGACGGTATGGACAGGCCTAAGTCTGAGCTTGCTTATAGAGTTCCTGCAAGTAAGTTCACGCGTAAAAAAATTACTGCTAACGAGAAGCAGGAAGACTTGGTTGGACTTGATACTACTATTGATTGGAAAAATACAGGTGATAACAGTTATGATGGAGAAAAGCTACAATTATTAGTACACGATGAAAGTGGGAAGTGGGAAAGACCCGATAACATATTAAACAATTGGCGAGTTACAAAAACATGTTTACGATTAGGTAGTAGAATTATAGGTAAATGTATGATGGGCTCAACATCAAATTCATTAGACAAAGGTGGAGAAAACTTCAAAAGACTATACAACGCATCCGACGTCACTAAGCGAAACAGAAATGGACA